CCCGCAGCATCCCTCGACCGCATTTCGTGAATTCGAAAAGGCGATGTTGCGCGGTATTGCGTCGGGTCTAGGCGTTTCGTATACGTCGCTTGCTAACGACTTGGAAGCGGTCAGTTACAGCAGTATCCGACAGGGTTTGCTGGAAGAACGCGACCAATGGCGAGTTGTACAGGCTTGGATGATCGAACACTTTTGCGAGCCGGTATACTTGCGGTGGTTGCGTAACGCACTCGACTTTGGTGCGGTACCGCTTCCGGGCAACAAATACTTTAAGTTTTCCGCAACGCAATGGGTGCCGCGTGGCTGGCAATGGGTTGACCCGCGCAGCGAAGCGGAAGCGCAGATTGTCGCCATTAACAACGGTTTGATGACGCGCACACAAGCACTCGCCGAACGCGGACTAGACATCGAAGACGTATTGCGCGAGCGCGCCGCCGAAGAAGAACTAATTGCTTCGGTTGGCGTCACGATTCCTAGCGGCAGCGCACCGCAGAATGTAGCACCGGGGGTTTAACATGGCCGGTACACACGACATCGTTTGCGATCAGGGTTCAACCTTCACGCGCGTATTCACTTGGCAAGATTCGACCGGCGTTCCGATTAACCTGTCAATGTATACGGGACGTATGCAAGTGCGCGCGACCATCGACAATGCGTCGACGCTGCTTTCGTTGACGACGGAGAACGGCGGCATTGCTTTAGGTGGTGCAGCGGGAACCATCACAGTGACGGCGACGGCAACGCAAACCGCAGCAGTGGCGGCGGGTTGTTACGTCTACGATCTTGAAATGGTAACCGGCGCGGTCGTCACTCGATTGGTGCAGGGACAATTTACAGTTGACGCCGAGGTGACGCGATGACGACCACCACGGTTATTGTCGATGAAACCTTACACAATATTGTTGTAGAAGAAACGACGCAAAACGTCATTGTTCGCGCGCCGGGTCCGTCTGGCGCGATGGGTCCGACTGGCCCCACGGGTTCAACTGGCGCAACGGGTGTCACTGGTCCGACTGGCGCACAAGGCAACACTGGCGCGGTTGGGCCTACGGGACCGACCGGCAGTCAGGGCGCACAAGGCGACATCGGGCCGACCGGTTCGCAGGGTGTGCAGGGTATCCAAGGCGTACAGGGCGTTGTTGGGCCGACTGGACCGCAGGGCATCCAAGGCGTTAGCGGTCCGACTGGCCCCACTGGCAACGTCGGCGCAACCGGTCCGCAGGGTGATATTGGCCCGACGGGCGCACAGGGTGCGGCGTCGACTGTGCCGGGTCCGACCGGGCCGCAAGGCATACAGGGTGTGCAAGGTGAAACCGGAGCGCAGGGCGTAGCCGGTCCCACGGGGCCACAGGGCTTGCAGGGCGATACCGGACCAACCGGAGCGACTGGCGCGGCGTCAACTGTGGCCGGTCCGACTGGCCCAACGGGCGCGCAGGGCTTAACTGGCGACACCGGGCCGACTGGATCGCAAGGGTCGCAGGGTATCCAAGGTGTGCAGGGCAACACAGGCCCCACGGGCGCGACTGGCGATGCCGGGCCTACGGGACCAACTGGCGCAGCATCGACGGTAGCAGGACCGACAGGGCCAACCGGCGCGCAAGGTGCCGATGGTCAGTCGTCTAGTTTTTATGAATACCGCGCCGATGCAGTTACTACCAGTGGTGTCCCGAGCGCGGGACTTTTGTACTGGAACAATGCAACGCAAATTTCAGCGACCACAATTACCTTTAGTCATTTAGAACAAAAGGGAATCGACATCGACTTGTTTTTGTCCTTCATTAAGGATAACGACTCGATTGTGTTGCAGGATAAGGGAAACTCCGTCGATTTCCAAAAATGGGAAGTAACCGGTTCTCCGACTGTTGTTCCAAATAGTTATGTAACGGTTCCGGTAACGCTAATTTCGTCGAGCGGTACTGGCACGACCAACTTTGCAAATAATAGTTTGCTTTTGGTCGTTCTTCAGTCGGCGGGTTTGGTTGGCCCGACTGGACCGACTGGCGCAACCGGCCCAACAGGCGCGGCATCTACGGTGGCTGGCCCCACTGGCCCGACCGGTCCACAAGGCATCCAAGGTGACGTTGGCCCGACTGGTTCACAGGGACCGCAAGGCATCCAAGGCGTCCAAGGTGCAGCAGGACCGACAGGACCGACGGGAGCGCAGGGTATCCAAGGCGATACCGGCCCCACCGGTCCACAAGGTATCCAAGGCGTTGCAGGGCCGACCGGTCCCACTGGAGCGCAAGGCATACAAGGCGATGTTGGCCCCACTGGTCCGCAGGGCGTCCAAGGTGTGCAGGGTGTGCAAGGCGACGTTGGCCCAACAGGCCCAACTGGCGCACAGGGCATACAGGGTGTCGCAGGGCCGACCGGACCAACTGGCAATACCGGCGCGGCTGGCACAGCGGGTCCGACTGGACCAACTGGCGCGACGGGTGACACCGGTCCGACCGGGCCACAGGGTGTGCAAGGCATTCAAGGTATACAGGGCGTGGCGGGTCCAACTGGCCCGACCGGTTCTACAGGTACAATCGGCCCAACTGGCCCAACTGGTTCAAGCGGCAGCAATGCGTTTGCTTGGTTTATTTCGTGAGGACATGACATGACAACATTAGTTTTAGACGCGACGACCAAATCTATTCAAGTCGCCATGTCCGGGGCGGCGGCTACGACAAACCCTGACTTTACTGCCGCATGGGCCGACGATACGGGTTCCGCTTTTACCGAAGGCGCGACCGATGGCGCGTTAAATGGCACTACTGCCGTTACCCTAGTTGCCGCTCCCGGTTCATCTACGCGGCGCGTCATTAAGTCGATCACGATTGAAAACAAAGACACAGCAGCCGTAACTATCACTGTTTCGTACAACAACAATAGTACGTTGCGTACTATCGCAAAAGTTACGCTAAATGTTGGCGATACGTGGACGACGAATGGCACGTTCGATACTAATGGATCATTAAAGCAAACGCTTGGAACCGTTAATCTCACATCTGGCGCGACTGGAACTTTGCCGGTTGCTAATGGTGGAACAGGGACTAGCACCGGGTCGTTAGTCAACTGTACGGCTGACGGCACAAATGCTGTCGGCTATCGTAATATTCCGCTATCTGGATCGGCAAAGACTACAAGTTATACGCTAGCAACTACCGATGTCGGCGAGTACATCGAAGTCGGGTCCGGCGGTTCCGTGACGATTCCAAACAGCACGTTTGCTGCTGGAGACGTGGTATCTGTGTTTAACAACACTTCTGGCAACATTACGATTACTTGCACTATTAGCACGGCATACATCGCAGGGACCGATTCGGATAAAGCAACGATGACGCTTGCCACCCGTGGCCTTGCAACCATCTTGTTTGCTTCTGGCACGGTTTGCGTAGTCAACGGAAACGTCACCTAATGAGCGGCATTCATCAACTTTTATTAGGCGGCTCTGTCCAGCAGGCCGTCGATCCGTACTTCTATTCGGTCACCTCGCTGCTGCACGGCGATGGCACCAATGGCGGCCAGAACAATACGTTCTTGGACTCGTCTACCAACAACTTCACCATCACGCGCAACGGGAATACCACCCAAGGCTCGTTTAGCCCGTTTAGTCAGACGGGGTGGGGGAACTACTTTGATGGGACGGGTGATTATTTAAGCCTGCCAAGTAATTCTGCTTTTGCTTTTGGAACCGGCGCATACACGATTGAGGCGTGGGTTTATTTGACGGCTTATGCTGCGACACAAGGTTCTATTTTTGATTCTGGCAATGCGAACGGCGCATTAGACTTTTTTGTTACTAGCACTGGCGCGATTGGCATTGGCGAGTATGGTGTCGGAAATATTTTTGGGTCGTCTGCGGCAGCCGTATCGTTAAATGCGTGGAACCATGTAGCAGTGGTTCGCTCTAGCACTGGCAGCAATGACACCAAAATTTATGTCAACGGGACATCTACAGCGACGGGAACGAATAGCAAAAACTGGACAGTAACAACGACGCCTAGCGTTGGCGGTATCAATATCGCCGGGTATAACACCATCGGTTATTTATCAAATGTTCGCGTCGTCAAAGGCATCGCCGTTTATACAGCCAACTTTACTCCCAGCACGACTCCGCTCACCGCGATCACCAACACCTCGTT